CCACAAACAAAAGACCACAAAATTATGAATCATAATTTTTAGGTGTGGCGGGTTTTTTAGACCCGTTAAAGTTAAGTGCAGGTTTATGGCACTCTTCTATATCGACAACATACTTTTCCAAATACATAAGAGCTAAAGTAGTGTCCAAAGGCAACTGGTCTAGGTCACACTTAGAAAGCAACTTGATCAAGTGTAAACGACCAGTGGAAACAAGATACTCTTCAAAATTCTTCATAAAAACAGCACGATTGGAATTAACAGAAGAAGTAACAGCTTCAGTCAGAGTGCCAATGGGATTAGGATAATCCCCATTTTTAGGAAGTGTCTGACTTCTATAGATATAAATATCTATCTGTGTAAAATTGGTACCAGTTTCCAAATGTACCAAAGCTGGCGTTGTAGAACTTTGCACACGTAACATTCCTTGATAAGTTCTGGTTTTAACAGAGCTATCAATATTAACATCAGCCCCAAACATATTAGTTCCAAACAATTGAGTGACAGGGCCAGCATCACTATAACCAAATGCAGTGGAAACAGTTGTGGCATACCTAGCTTGAACAGTATAATTATAATCGCCACCAACAAACGTTTCCATTGACAAAAAGCCACTAGCAAAAGTAAACTTAACACCAACATTAGAGTCAGTTGATAAAGGACCGTATCGAACATGACTAGTAGGTGTTGTACCAGTTACGAAAGCGTAATCAATTTCGTATTCACTAAAACGTTGGTAAAACTCAATTTCATACTCAACGTAGACAACACCAATATTTCCAGCAGTAGTGGCTTTTTCATTATTACCACAAAAGTAAGCACCAGCAAAACGCAAATTTTCTTCAAAATTTTTTGAAGGAACACCATTCCAAATATCTCTCCAACCAGATTCCAACAGCTTCTGCCTTTTCATCTGGAAGTCAGTAACAATTCTAAACCGATTAGGAGAAGAACTAGAAACATATGTGTAAGGGTCAATAACAGCACCAATTTTAAATTCATCAGTGGCATCAGGTGAGTAACCAAAAAACATAGAACCACCAGTAGTAGAAGGGCAAGTACTCTCAAAAATCAACTTAGTTTTGATTCTACATCTTTGATACATTCGACCAAATTGAGCAACGGTGTAAGGTCCAAGACCTTCAGGACTAACTTTCAAAAAACTTTGAATAGTTCCGTTAACTGCAGTAGATGAATTTGTAAGGACAGACAACTTAACTATGTCCTTAATTTTTAATCTTGATCCATCTTTATTAGTTGAGACACGTCTACCGGGCAGACGAGTCATTGGTTTTGGGCCAACAGGTACAATCTTGCTTTCAAGCTTCTTTTCAATAGCCTTAATTGCTTTTTGCTGTACCCCATTTCTTTTGTTACTTTTATAACTTTTTCTCTTCGAGGGCCCATTAAATTTTTTACCATTTTTATTCGATTTATTTTTATTTTTCGCCATATCAGAATTGTTTGGTGTTAAAAAGTTTGGAAGTAAACCCAGGGTTCTTAAAACCCCTTGGGCAGCAATAGGCAAGGCTATATCAGGTCGCCAATTTTTGAGAGCTTCCAAAGCTAGCTCGTAATCAGCCTTAGTAAGTTTCTCGGGATCATCAGTAACAGAATAAACAGCATCATGCTTAAAGCACTCAGCGTCAACAGCATCAACTGGAGCACCTCCCGATTCATCACTAAATTTCTTAAATGATCCGGAATTAAATCCAGGACCACAATTTTTTCCATGATATGCAAACTCCATTTCCTTTGTTTTTATCGGCTCAATTTGATTTAATTCAGAAACCGAATGTCTTACAGGAAAGAAGAATCTGTGCATATGTTGAATATCTAATTCATACCACAGATTTTTAATATTAATATCGTGTTCGTGTGTTTCGAACCACCACAAACATAAGTCCAACATGCCCTGTTGGTAAGGCGTAAACAACATGTATTGATATAATGTTAACAATTTCATCATAATATCAAAATCAGTTGCACTCTTTTTGTGGACAATTATAGAAAATAATTGTTTTTCAATGTCAGGTTTAAAGACTATATAACCTGTGTTTAAAGGAACAGGTTTCAAACCACAAAAAGTAGATTTTGTAAGTGTGTTAAAAGCTTTCGAACCAGGG